TGGTGCACGCAGGTCTACTGGCCTGTGGTCACCAGCAAGGGTCGCCCGGCCGACAAGGCTGAGGCGTCGGCACTGACTGACGCCACGAAGTACTGGCTGCTGGGCCTGCTGATGCTGCCTCGGGCGGATATCGAGATGGACCAGAGACCCGACAGCGTCAGCACCATGCCAGCGAAGAAGGGGGCCAAGAGTGGCAAACCTACCATCTAGCGTCTCGATCAGCGACAAGGGCTACTACCAGCAGGAGGGCACCGGCCGAGACGGCCAACCCGGCTTCGTGTGGGTGAACGCCGACAAGCTGCCAGACAGCGCCCCCTCTGACCTGAAGGTCTGGATTGACCTGCCAGGCTATGGCCGCGTGGTTGCGTTCCTCAAGTGGAACGACCGCTTCGGCAAGTTCAGCGGGGGGCTGAAGCAGGACCGCCCACGACAGGCGACGCCGACGACCGAGGTGCCCTTCTGATGCACCGATCACCGCTCGCCCCGCCGGCGATCCAGTGGTGCGATGGATCGCCGGCGGATGACGTCGTCGTTGAGAACTGGCAGCGTGCTGACCGTGCCTGCAGTGCCCTGCGTGCCGCTGTGCTGCATGATGCGTGGCTGTCTGGGTACACGCCCTCGCAACTCGCCTCCCTGCTGGACCTCTCGAGCTCCTACGTGGGCCGTCTGGTGAGCCATGGGTGTGTGGTGGCGACCCTGCTGGAGGCCGATCACCCTTGGGACACGATGCCCACCGAGCGATCGACCAGGGCGTACATGGCTGAGCAGCGCCAGCTCACGGCCTCGCTCAACAACGTCGAACCACAGGCCCTCATCCATGAGCGAGAGCTCATGCATGTCGCAGCCGCCGATGCAGTCACCGCCATGCACGACGCTACGCCAGCGGCCTCCCTGCCTGCCTCAGGCGAGGAGGTGATCGAGCCGGCCAAGCACCCGACCGTAGAAGCCGCTGAGGCGCTCAGGGCGGGCCGTAGAGGCGTGCAGACGCTTGGCAGGTGGTGTCGGACCATCGACGCCACACTCGCGCGCTACGGCGCTCTCAGCGCCTTCCTCGAGCAGTGCCCGACAGACGAGGCCGAGAAGGCCGTCTGGTATATACGCAAGGTGCACCGCTTGGCCGGCGACATGCTCGACGAGCTCTCGTAGGTTGCCCGTGGGCAACCTCGTTTTTGACCCTTTGCGCGGCGAACAAGCGCAGACTCTCTAGAGAGCAATAGAGCAGGAGAGTATGCGCGTACCATGTCGCTGCGGACGATCTCACCAGAGGTGCCGCATGTCTGCAAGATCACGAAGCAAGGGCAAGCGAGGCGAGCTGCTCGCAGCAGCAGCGCTCAGAGAGCTCGGCATTGAGGCAGCCAGAGCTGGGTACGCAGGCCACTCCACCGAGGATCTAGAGCACGCCCTCAGAGGCGTGCACATCGAGTGCAAGTACCAAGCACGCCCACGTATCAGCAGTGCCTACCAGCAGGCCGTGCGTGATGCCGGTGAGCACGTACCAGTAGCGCTCACCAAGCAGGTACCAGGCGGTGAGCCGTGGCTCATCACGCTGGCACTGGGTGATATCTGGCGGCTGGTGGCTGCGCTCGATGAGGTGCGCCCACGATGAGGTCAGTACCACGTCCAGGGCGAGGCCGGCGCAGCATCAGCCAGCCAGCGCGGCAGCAGCCGTTCAGCTACGGCAGTCGGTGGAGGCGTCTGCGCCGGATCGTGCTGGCAGCAGAGCCAGCGTGCCGCGTCTGTGGCCGCAGAGCCACCGAGGTGCACCACGTCGTGCCAGTCATCGTCGACCTCAGCAGAGCCTACGAGGTCGACAACCTGATGCCACTGTGCCGTGCCTGCCACGACGCCGAGCACGGCGGAGGAGACCGGCGAGGGTGACCCCCCCTACACCCATCTCGAGGCCCAACCCTGAACCATCGCGCCGCCCGCCGCTTTTTTGCACGCTAACCCTGCGTTGTCATCAGCAGTTGCAGGCATACGACGGCGAGGACGATCCACGTCACGAAGCGGACAGCGAGCACCAGCCGCTCGACGCCCTTGGCGGTGCGCGCTGTGTTCTGGCGGATCTCGTCTAGCAGTTCCCGGGAGTTCGTCATGCCAGAGAAGATAGAGCGCCCGAGTCAGGCCCTGCAACTCATGGACGAGTACGTCGCGTCGGTGCTCGCCGGCACAGAGCCGGCAAGTATGCTTGTGCGCAAGGCTTGTGAGCGCCATCGACGCGATCTCGAGCGTGAGGATCTGGCGTTCGACCCCGGGCCAGTCGAGTCCTGGTACCAGTTCGCGCGCACGATCCGGCACCCACGCGGCGATGCGGCCGAGCGCGGCGAGATGTTCGACCCGCTGCCGTGGCAGGTCTTCGTCGTGGGCTCGGTGCTGGGCTGGCGCGTCCAGCCGAGTGGGTACCGCCGCTACCGGCTCGGCATCATCGAGGTCGCGCGCGGCAATGGCAAAACGGTGCTCATGGCGAGCGTCTGCCTGTGGGCGTTCATGCATGGGCAGGGCCGGCAGGTGTACACGTTCGCCAACACCCAGCGCCAGGCGCTGCTCTGCCTGTCTGATGCGGCGGCGATGGCGCGCGACATGTCCGACGAGGAGATCGCGGACCCTCGCACAGACCGTCGGCGGTGGGGTGACCGCGAGTACACCATCGCCACGTCGACGATGAGAGACGAGCACAACCGCAACCAGCTGCAGGCGATCCCGGCGAAGGAAGGCAGCCTCGACGGCCTCGACCCCTACTGCTACGTCGCCGACGAGGCGAGCGAGTACCAGACCCGGTCCCTCCAGAAGCTCACCACGTCGACGGTCAAGCGGCGCGACGCGTTCGGCGTGCTGATCACGACACCCGGCTCGAGCATGGACACGATCTACTACGACTACCGCGAGGAGGGCGTGGCTGTCCTGGACGGCAGCGAGAGCGGCGACGGCACCTTCTACTTCCTCGCCGGCATCGACCAGGGCGACGACCCCGCCGACAGCGAGCAGTGGAGCAAGGCCAACCCGAGCATGGGCACGACGGTGCTGCGTGATGACCTGCGGCAGCGCTACGAGAGCGATCTGGCGAAGGGGCCCCGCTACGTGGCCGACTTCATCCGGTTCCACCTGTGCCGGTTCACCGGCGACGTATCGGCGTGGATTCCGGCCGAGCACTGGTCAGCCTGCGAGGGCGAGCGCCCCGACGACGCGCTCGTCGGTGGCCGAGCGTGGCTCGGCGTCGACTTGTCCAAGACGCGCGACCTGACGTCGATCGCAGCGATCATCGAGCGGCCCACCGATGGCACGCTCTACGTGCGCTGCTGGCACTTCTACCCTGAGGAGCAGGCCCGCGAGCGTGAGCGCGTGCTCCGCATGCCGCTGCTGCAGTGGGGGCTGGAGGGCTTCGTGCACCTCAACCCGGGCCGCGTGATCGACTACGCGCAAGTCCACGACACCATCCGAAGCGCCTGCAGCACGTACGACGTACAGGCCGTGTACTTCGATCCGCACATGACCGGGTGGGGCGAGGCCCAGCTCGAGGCCGAGGGCCTGCCAGTCTGGGGCCTGCAGCAGACGATCGTGCAGCTCAGTCCTGGCACGCTCCACGTCGAGCAGCTCGTCGCTGAGCAGCGCATCACGCATGACGGTGACCCGGTGCTCGCGCGCGCCGTCGCCAACGCGCGCACCTACCGTGATGCGAACCAGAACGTGCGCCTGCACAAGCAGAAGAGCGAGGGCCTCATCGACCCGGCGATGGCGCTGTGCATGGCTGCGCGCGCGCATCTCGAGAGCGAGGCGATGCCAGACAGCTGCCCGGTCGTCTAGGAGATATGGGAGACCCGCGCTATACTCCGCGCGACTGGTCCCCGGAGGACGTCGATGCGTATACCGCGTCTACTTCAGCGTGTCTTCAAGCGGCACAACGTCTCCACCGCGCTGGTGCATCTCATGCCTCAGCTCGGGAGCGGTGCGGCCGGTGAGCCAGTCACCACCACGACCATCGACTGGCTGCCCGCCGTGCAGCGCGCTACGTCGCTGCTGGCGAACGACGTGGCGCGCCTGCCGATGCGGGTGGCCTCGCTGCTCTCTGATGGCAGCCTCGTCGACCAGGCGGGGCCGACCCAGCGGCTGCTGACACAGTGGCCGACACAGGCCCTGCACTCGCACGCTTGGCGTCGGCACATCGTGCGCGAGTACCTCATCCATGGCAACTGCGTCTGCTGGATACAGCGCAGTGGCCGCGGCGAACCGCTGCAGCTCGTGCCACTCGTGGCCGGCAGCGTGCGCCAGGAGTGGCGTGAGGGCTCACTGGTCTACGTGCATACGGACCTCGGTGACCTCGCTCCGACAGATGTGCTGCACTTCCGCATGCCTGGCGGCACTGCCGGCGAGTGGGGGGCCGGCCTGCTCGACGTGGGCCGCGAGGCGCTCTCGCAGCTGCGCGCGCAGCAGAAGGTCGCCGCGAGCGTGGCCGCGAATACCGTACACCCACGCGTGGTGCTGAAGCACCCGGGCAAGCTCAGCAGCGAGATGGCTGCAGCCGCCAAGGCGAAGTTCCAGCAGACGTTCAGCGGTGCAGGCGCAGGCGGCACCGTGCTCTTGCAGGACGGCATGAGCGTGGAGACGCTCTCGGTCAAGGTCACCGACCTCGACTACATCGCCGTTTGCAATTGGTCGATTGCGGAGGTCTCACGACTCACTGGCGTGCCCATTACCATGCTGAGCGAGCACTCACACAGCACGTTTAGCAACGTGGTTGAGCTCAACCGCTCCTACCTTGATACCTGCCTGAGCCACCACCTGGCGATGATCTCTGCCGAGATCGCCGCGAAGCTGCTGCCCAGCACTCGCTCGCTCGACTTCGATACGACAGCACTCACGCGGGGCACCCTCGGCGACCAGGTGGCGGCATGGGCGGTCGCCGTCGATAAGGGCGTGCTCACGCGCAACGAGATGCGCCAGCGTCTCGGCCTCAACCCGATCGACGGACTCGACCAGCCAGTCCTGCGGCTTGACACCGCAGAGACTGAAGACGAGGCAGCCGACGAAGAGGAGGCACCTGCCGATGATTGAGCGCGCCACCATGGGCCTGCGCACTGAGCAGCGCAAGCTCGCCGTCGAGCTGCGCATGTCGCCGGACGAGCGTAGCCTCAGTGGGTACGCCGCGCTGTACGACACTGACAGCGAGGACATGGGCTACATCGAGAGCCTCGCTCCAGGTGTCTTCCAGCGCTCACTCGACGACGATGATGAGGTGCTCGCGCTGGTGGAGCACGACCCGCAGCGCCTGCTTGGTCGACGCAGCGCCGGCACGCTCCGGCTCGACACCGACAAGCGGGGGCTCACGTTCGAGATCGACATACCAGACACCACGCTCGGCCGCGACGTACGCGAGCAGGTCCGCCGTGGTGACCTCTCACAAATGAGCTTCGCCTTCTCGCTCTACGACGAGACCGGCGAGGTGATGGGGCAGAACGCCGACGGCCGGCGTACCCGAAGGATCACATCAGCACGCCTGCACGACGTCAGCATCGTCGCGCAGCCTGCATACACAGAGACGTCCGTAGACGTCAGGAGCACGAGACCAATGTCTGAGACCACCCGCATCGACGAGGTGCGCCGGCTCACTGCTGAGATGCGGAGCATCTTGGACGGTGACATGGATGCAGCCTCGACTGAGAAGTACGACCGACTAGAGCAGCGGCTCCAGGAGGCCGAGACCGAGATCAGAGAGCACCAGCGGCAGACCCGCCTGGCACGCGCCGAGCGCCTGCTCGATGAGCCGACGCAGGCCGCGCCGAGTCCTGCCTCCGCCGCGCAGCCCGACGTGGAGTCGCGCGCCTACAGCGAGGCGTTCTTCGCCGCGCTGACCGGCCGGGCCACCGTCGAGCAGCGTGACATGCTCGCCGGCACCGGCAGCGGTGCCAACGTCGTGCCGACCGAGATGGAGGCCGCCATTGTCGAGATGCTCGACGACCCGACCACCATGCGCGGCATCTGCTCGGTGACTGCCGCACGCGGCGACCGCGAGATCCCTGTGGAGACCGCGATCGGCTCAGGTGGCTGGCTCGCAGAGCAGGGCACCATCAGCACGTCGGACGTGACGCTCACAAAGAAGAGCGCCTCGCCGAAGTCCTACGGCACGGCCATCGCCTGGTCGTCGCTCATGTCCGCTCAGTCGGTCGTCGGCGTCGACGCGTACTTCGGGCGCGCGGTCGGTCGCACGATGGCGCAAGGCCTCGAGGACGGCTACGTGAACGGCTCGGGCACCAGCAACGAGCCCGAGGGCCTCGTCACCGCGCTCGGTACGGCGACGTTCATGGACATCGCCACCGACGGCGGCGATGGCATCATCGACGCGGTGCACTCGATCGAGCCGCAGTACCGCTCGGGCGGTCGCTGGGTGATGAACGACACCACGCTCAGCACCATCCGCAAGCTCAAGAACAGCGACGGCGACTACCTGCTGAAGCACTCGGCGATGTACTCCGACATCCGCGACGGCACCCCCTATAGCCTCTACGGCTACCCGGTGACGATCTGCGCGGCGATGTCGGATACGCAGTGCCTCTTCGGCAACCTCGAGCGCGCCTACCGCATCTTCGACTGGGGCTCTACGACGATCCTGGTGGACCCCTACACGTCGGCCTCGACCATGACCACGACCCTCTGGGCATGGCGGCAGACCGACGGCGTGCTGATCGACAGCAACGCCATCGGGCTCTTCGACACCGACGCGTCCTGATCCATCCAGTGCCGTCCGCACGCAGGGGGGGCCTCACGGCCCCCCCAATGTGGCCGGCGAAGGTGAGCGATGTTTGATACGTGGCACGATTGGAACGACCAGCGCCTGCGACTCACGCGTACCCGCGTGGGTAGCACTCGGCTCTACTCGACCGCAGATACTGACGACCTGCTCGACTACCTACGCTTACCGTCGACGGCTGGCACCACGCAGATCGTGGAGACGTTCGCAGCGGCGATCGCCTTCGTCGAGCAGGTCACCGGGAGCACCCTGGACACCTCCACGCTCGAGCTGACGGTCGATCTCGCCGGCATCCATACCGACCGCAACGGCGACCGCTGGGTCGACCTGCCGCTCGGGCCAGTGTCTGGCCTGACCAGCATCGAAGACGACGAGGAGACGTACACCACCTCGCTGGTGCTCGACGATGCCAGCGTGCCCATGCGCGTGCAGCTGCCCAGCGACGTGCTCGCCGCTGAGGACTGCGTGATCACCTACACCGCCGGCTGGGACGATTGGGACGACGTGCCGCAGCTCTCTCGCACTGCGGTGCTCTTCGCGTTCGCGCATCACTGGCAGAACCGCGAGGCCGTCGCCGCGACGGTGCTGAGCGAGATCCCGTACACACTCCAGCAGGCGCTGCGCAACGCGGACTACAGGCTGCCTATCTGATGCGCAACGGCCACTGTTCCATCCCGGTCACCGTCGAGCGTGCCTCCACCACGCGCGACGACTACGGGCACCAGACGCGGACGTGGTCCAGCCACATCGACCCGCTCTGGGTCTCTATGCGGCGGGGCTCGTCGATGACGACCTCGGCCGAGGGCGAGACGCAGGTCGACTCGGTCACGTTCACGACGCCCTGGTACCCAAGCTTCGACATCACGCGCGCCGATCGCATCACGCACGACGGCGACGCATACGAGATCCGCTCGATCGCTGACCGCGACGGCCGGCGTGCGTTCTACGAGCTCGTCGCCGTGAGGGTGGATCTGTGAGCAGTACCACAGTCACCCTACGCCCGGCCGAGACGGCCGCGGTCGATGTGTACATCCGCTCGTCCGTTGGCTCGATCAACGAGGAGCGGCTGATCATCGGCCACGACGGCTCGACGCAGTACCGCACGATCATGGCGTGGGATCTCACAAGCATCCATACCTCCGCGACCGTGACTGCGGCCACGCTCACGCTCACCGAGGAGAGCAACCAGTACACAGAGAGCCAGTCGATCCGCATCTATAGGCTCACTCAGTCGGGCGTGGATGAGCGTGCCGACTGGGACACGTACGACGGTGATGAGAACTGGACGGCAGCTGGCGGCGACTACACCACGACCGGCGGTGCGTCCGAGAGCGTCTCCAGCAGCGCCGGTGATCTGGTCGTCAACTCCACCGAGTTCACGGCGCTGGTTCAGTCAGCGATCGACGACTACAGCGGCTACCTGCGCATCATCCTCATCACCGACCAAGACCTCGCCGGCGAGACGACGGGCCGCGAGCGTGGCAGGTACTACCAGTCATACACCAGCACAGAGGCCAACCGGCCAGCGCTCGAGATCACGTACACCGCCGACCAGACAACGCCCGAGCACCTCGTGATCGGCCTGCTCGATGCCGCGAGCGACGTCACCGACGTCGTCTCGAACCGCATCAGCGCCGGCTACCGTGAGGCGCTCGACGAGCTGCCCTGCATCATCGTGGAGACCGACAGCATCGACGCCGATGACTCACTGACCGGCAGCAGCTCGGTCGACATCGCGTACGTCGAGGTGAGCTGCGTGGCGGCCACCTACACGGCAGCCTCTTCGCTCGGCAACAGTGTGCTACAGGCGCTGGCTGGCGACACTGGCACCACTGCCCAGGGCGAAACGTACAGCGTGTCGGCGAGCCACGGCGGCGCGCGCATCGAGTCGATGCCAGACGGCACGACCATCGTCATCTACCCAATCAACTGCACCGCATACTTGGAGCGCTAATCATGGCAGGCACTACACCCCTTGGCACCACCGTGACCGTCGGCACGACCACGCTGAGCGACATTCTCGACGTCAACTACTCAGGCGGCACCGTCGAGCTCATCGACGTCACTGACCTCTCAGACACGACCCGCAGCAAGCTGGCCGGCTACGTCGATACCGGCTCGATCTCGGTCACCGCCAACTTCGACGACGCCACGCACGACGCGCTGGTCACACTGGCCGACGGCGGCTCAGAGACGTGTACGGTGACATTCGCTGACACCTCGACGTGGTCAGGCTCGGGCACGATTGACGTGGCCGGCTTCTCGGTGTCATCAGGCTCTGGCGTCACCACGACGTTCACCATCCACATGCTCTCGGCGTGGACGTTCACCGCGGCGTCATGACACGATCCGGCTCCAACACGGTCCACCTTGGCCTGCAGGACTGGCTGGTTTTGGGCGGCATCCTGCTGGCCGTGGTCGTCCCATCGGTCGCCCTCTGGGCGCAGGTCCAGCGGCAGGTCGCTGAGATCCTCGTGCACCAGGCGTACATCCTCGACCGCATCGACGCGCTGGAGTCCTCACAATGAGGCTCACTCCGCTCCTGCTGCTCCTCACCGGCTGTGCATCAAGGTTGCCCGTGGGCAACCTGCCCGACGCTCCCTCCCCTCACGCCGCTGGTGGCAGCCTCACGCAGGCTGCTGCCGCGGCTGGGGTCTTCCAGATGCTGACGTGGGCCGGCCTGGCTCTCATCGTCGCCGGCATCGTGGCGTGGATGCTCGGCAACCGCACGCGGGCGCTGCTGATGATCGCCACAGGCGCGTGCGTCTCGGTCGTCACGCTGCTCGCCCTCGAGGTCGCCTCGCTGCTGATGTGGCCGGCCGTGCTCATCGCCCTGATCGTCAGCGTCACCGTGCTCGCTCGCTGGGCGCTGCCGATCTGGAAGAGGCTCCGCTCATGAGGGTCGAGGGTGCTAAGGAAGTCATGGAGGCCCTGCTCGGCCTGACAGGTCGCCAGCGGCAGAACGTCGAGCGCAAGGCGGCTCGCTTCGCCTTGAACCAGTGCAAGACAGACCTACGCGCGGCGTGGCGATCGACCAGCGTGGTCGAGCCAACGAAGCAGCGCCGGCGGTCCATCCGAGGCAACGCGGCGAAGGCCCTGACCGTCAAGGTCAGCACCAGCGGCGGCTACGTGCATGGCCGCATCTTCCTCAACTACCACAAGAAGAACGCCGCGCGGGCGAGGCTCGCGCACCTGCTTGAGTGGGGGCATGCCGTCGGTGGTGGGCGGACCATTGCGGTCGGCAAGTCGCCGACGCGGCGGACGTTCCACGCGAACAAGGACACGTATCGAGATATGTACATGGGGGCGCTCGGCCGCTGGATTCACGCGCCGAAGACGAGCCAGAAGGATATGAGAGGGATGGTGGTGCGATGAAGTACGACGTGCGCGAAGCTACTGGCGAGGATTGGGTCTGGGTGACGCGTGCCGTGCGTGACACGGGCAACCCGCCCGAGCCGCAGGACATCATCGCCCGCATGGTGCCGGCGCTCACGGTGGAGCAGGCGCTGGCACTGCCGGCGGCAACCTTCCGCGAGGTCTTCGCTGCCTGCTCGGCGTCGATCGCTGGCGACGATGACGAGTCGGACTGACTGAGGCGGAGGTGTTCACGATGCGGCTGGCACTGGCTCTCGGAGTACCGCTCCATGACGTCGTCAGACTGCCGCTCGAGCAGCTCCGCCGATGGCGTCACTTCGATCGTACGCACGGCCTGCCTGACATTGCCGCGCAGTGGCAGCGCGCGCTGGGCGTGCTGATGCAGA